CTGCTCCTGTACGATCCTGGCGAGAAACTGCTGGGCTTGAGTGCCGCCTTGGGCGCCGGCCAGCCGCAACTCTAGTGGCAGATTCTGCATAGCTTGGAGATTCGCCATCGTGATCTTCGGGTCAGGCAAAGCTCCAGTGCCATAGATGTCAGGGTGGTAGGTACCGGTGGGATCTCGTAGAACATCTGTGCCGGGCAGGGTAGCCAAATTGGGTATGTTACCTAACGGGTCATCAGCGTCATACCAACCGAAATCTGCATCAAATTGCCAATCTGCCATCTTATGCTCCTCCTGGGCCGAATAGGCCGGTGTTAGCTAATCTTTCTTCCGTAGTCCCTTGACCTCCCGGCCTGGGACTCCCTGGTGGTACGTTAGGACCCGCCTGGGGGAACGGGGTAGGAGGTGTATTACCCAGCCCGCCAGGCGGGAACAACCGTGGGTCGATGGGAGGAGCCGACTGCCCATTGGTGTGGGCATTCGGGTTAGGCGGCAGAGGTGAGAATGCCGGCTGCCCTCCCTGCATCTTTTCTTGGAGCATACTAAGTAGTTCGCCGTAATACATGGACGCCTCGTTGGTGCGCCCGGTGTTCTCTAGCGAAACCATCAGGTTATATATCTGAGCCATCGGCAGCATCCGCTCGGCCAGTTGCTCGTTGATCCGGTCCTGTAGCGCTCCGGTATCGCGTACCTCAAGTATCTTTTCGTGGATGTCCCGGTCGGACATGAGCGGCACCTGGCCGTCACGCATCATCTGGGCCATCTGTACCTTGGCCATCTCGTCCTGCGGTACGTCCGGTATCACCTCGATATCGAAAGGAGGTAGTCCCACCATCGATTCGGGGGTGATGATCTGGGAGAAATAACTCTTGGAGTCGTACCCGGCCAGGTCCATGACCTCGTACTGGTTGGTCAGGTAGTGATCGACCAGGATGTCTAGGGTCTGTTCGTAGCAGTTCTGGAACGCCACCAGCAAAGGCTGGAGTATCCCGAAGATGCTCTGTCTAAGGGTGTTCATGGCGTACCCAGAGAGGCTAAAGGGCGTCTCACCATACAAGATATGGGGTAATCCGCCCCGCTGGCTCTCCCCGGTCACCAGGCTCAAGAGCCCAGCTGCGTCCTTGGTCATCTCGGGCAGGGGCAAAAGCTCTAGGCGGTCGCCCTCGGCCAGTGGTACCTCTGATCCCTCGACAAATGGGTTCTCATCTAGGGTCTTAGACCCGTCCCTGCTGGTCAATGTGTACCCACCCTGTCTGGTACGGCTGACCAGTTCAAGGTAGATGGACATGATCTCGTTGGTATGTTTGAATATCTCCCGGTTGTCTTGGAAGATGGACTCCCCGTAGTCGGCGAAGCCGTTGGAGGTAGACCACATGCGGTCATCCGTCGTGTATGACTGGACCATCGGGGTGGGGCCGACGGCGCCGACAAAGGCCGGCACCCTGCTCAGACCGTGCTTCGACGGTTTCTTCAGCATCATGTTCCGGGTGCAGACGGCGTTTATCTCCTCGTCGTAATAATCGAATATCTCGATCGTCTCGCCGGCGTCCATGCCGTGGCCTGAGAGGTCTACCCGGTACTGGGACTCAAGTTCCGATCTGGTCCTCCGCACCTTGTAGCAGATCCAATCCAGGCCGTCCCCGCCCATGCCCCAGTAGACGTGTCTCGGGTCCCACGGGGTGATATCGGCGTAGGTGGTGCCGTCTTTCCTCTTGTTCAGTACGGCCCTGCCGGCGTACCAGCCCCGCATGGGTATCCACCAGGACATCTGGTCGTGGAACTTCTGTTCCCCCTTCCGCATGAGGCGGGCGTCATTGGCCTTCAGTATCCCGAAAGCGAACCGCTCCTTGTTATCGTTCCGCTCCCGCTGGTCCCTGAAGCTCTCGTCGTGGGGCACCCGTATGTTCAACCTTGAACTGGTCAAGATGGACTGCACCTTCCGGGCGTAGGTCCGGGGGGCGTTACTGGTAAAACTCTTGAAATCGTCCCCGGCGTCATATTCTTCTAGGAGCCAGAGTTCGTAGTCCCTGTCCATGCGGTCGCGTAGCGGTCTGGTGGCCAGGTCGTGGTCTTCGACGGCCCCCGATATCTCATCTGGTGTACAAGTCGGCATCTAATTCCACCTCTTGACCTTGATGACCCGCCTATCTTGGCTCTGTACGAACCCGTAGCGGTCAACAAGGCCGTATATGGTCGCCTTTATGGCGTGGTTGTTCCTATCATCGGGCTCTTCGCCCACGATCATGCCGTCACGGTCCATCTTCCACCTATATGCCCGTGTCTGGCCGTCCAGGGGGCTGGGTGCGGCGCCGAATTCGCTCAATATCCCGTGACATTCGGGGTGGATGACCAGTTTGGGCACGTTTATCAGCGGGTCTACCTTCAAGAAGCTCTTCATCCGCTCGATACCCTCGTTTATCCTAACCCTTCTGGAGTTAAGGTACAGTCCGCCCTCGCTGGACCAGACCTCTACGGGTGCAGCCATCGCCTGGTGCTGGGTGCCGGCGATATCGATGGCCCCGCCGTGGACATCTTGCCACCACGGCCTGGTCTTACAGACATCGATCATCTGTGAGGTGATCAGGCCCGTCTCGTAGACCTCATCGAATATCTGTACCACCCCATTTATCTCCTGGGTGGCCATGATGGCGTAGGCGCCGGCGTATCCGGGGTCCATCCAGAGGTATACGGGCTCTTCAGGGACGTAGTTCACTTCCTTCACGTGGATATCCGCCCTGAATTCGGGGAATACCAGCCCTCTGGGCGGCATGGGTATGCCCTCGATCCGCTCCATATAGAAGTCATCGGAGGACATTGCCTTCAATCTCTGTATCTCGGGGTCATCTTTGCCCCCCGGATAGAGGTGGGTATTGGTATATGAGGGCAGTGAGAAGGCTATCTCGTCCCCCACACCGTGCGCCCAGGCTTGTCTGAGTTGGGGGTACCAACCCAATGACCCTTCCATCGTCCCTGTAAGCAGCATCCACGCCTTCTTTGGGGCGCACCTACTCCTTAGACGGTAGAAAGTCTCTAGATCGAGCTGTGAAGCCTCACATCCCACGATACCGTGGGGCGCTTCCATCGCTAGGGTCCTCGGGTCACGGGCCGATTTGGTCTTGATCATCGTGTCATCGGCCAAGAGTATATGACCGGGGTCTACCCGTTTGCTCGATTCTTTCAGTAGACCGAGGCTGGCGAAGTCTTGCACCAGGTACTGGAACTCGGCCCTGGTCCTTTCGTAGTCTGCCGCTACCAGCCAGAACAGTCCCGGCCCTTCGATCTCGCCCTTCTCGATCTGGGTAGCAACGTCCAGCCAACGGTAGAGCAAGAACTTACTGGCCATCATGGACTTCCCGGCCTGTTCACCGCCGGTCACCAGTACGAACCGCTTGTCAGCCGCCAATATCTCCAACTGGGGCGGCGTCGGAACGAAGTCCACGGCGTCGAATAACACCTGGGAACGCTCATCGAAGTAGGTAGTAGGGATCGTGGTTACCACTAAAACCCCCCATTCCTGCNATTCTCAGGCACACCATGCGACATGGGTGTCGTGTATGCGACACTGGTGTCGCATCGAACATCACCTTCTAAAAAGAAAAAGGACACCTCGGCTGGTCCCTCCTCCAGCTTCCGGCGCCCTTCACTCCACACACCCACACGTTGTCTCATCACATCAATCGTCGGTCAAGAACAGGGCCAGCGTGGCCGGCACTATCCCGTTCCCCAGCATCTTCAGTCTGTTCACCCTGTTCTCTACGCCAGTGGTGACCCGTGGCAGTCCACGCTCGGTGTCCCACCAGGTGCCGTCCCTCATGGCGTCGAACCACTCCTGATAAGCACCTTTGTCTGAAAAGAAGTCGAACCCATATTGACCATAATTTNTAAGATGTCGTTTATTAGTACCAAGTCGCAGAGGCTCCAGTCTCGTCCAGCCCTCGGGCAGGCTCATCAGGTGCTGTTCCACCCAGTCCGGGTTAAGAGAGCCCTCTATGGATTCAGGGTCTAATTGGGCGGCAGTCTGTAGGTTATCGCTACCTTCACGGCCCTGAGCCCCGGCCCCGTTACCACATGATGC